AAAACCTTTCTTCACTTAAAGGAAAGTATAATGGGCAAATATCAAAACTACAATCTAAGTTTAAATTAAAAGATACCGATGGTGTAGCAGAATATCATCAGGCTTGGTGGATGGATTTTGTGAATAAGAAATCACCATCTAAGTTAGATAACAAAACCCTAATGGGATTAGTTAAGAGATGGGCATTCTACGATAAATCATTCAGATTAGATAAGAAGAACATTACTGATGAAAAAACATTAGAATGGGCAAAGGGAATTGATAAGAATGACCATGCTAAGATGGCTAAAGATAACATCAGACCATTTGAGGATATCTTCTTAGGTGTTGGGGCAGAGGTTCTATCCTTTATGAGTTCAGCACTAACCGCAAATCCAAACGCTGCGGTTAGAGATATGAAAAAGAGATTAGATAAAACAATCAAAGATGTTCAAAAAGGTGGAGACCCAAAGAAAGTTTCAAAACTAAAATTAGAGTTGGAAAGATTAAACGCAATCGGTGGTAAAGATAAGATTGTTCCAAATGAAGGTATCGTATTTGTGTATGGTGGAAAAACTTTCAAATTAACAGGAACATTTGCACCATTGAATCAGATACTTGGATTATTTTACGAATAGTAAAAAACTTAATACTTATATATAAGTATATATAAGATTTAGTATGGCTGAGAAACAATTCAATAAAAAATACATGCATCCAACTCGTAGAAAGTTAGTTGATATGGTTAACACTGGAGAGTATCAAAAAGATACTCAAATATCTCTTTCCGATGTAAAGGAGCAAACTAAACGAAATATCGGTGATATTTGGGAAGAGAATGGTGTGATTTGGGAACAAAAGGAATATGGTAGAGTAAAACAGTCTAAATCATCTTCAGAACTTTCTAAAGTAAGACAATTTGTTCAACAACTTTCTGAATGTAAATCTCAAACTTGTTCCAAAAATAAATATGGACCTACAGATAAACAATTGATTAAAAAGACAGGTTTTTGCTCGGTTTGTTTATCAGAAAAAGAAGCTGTTATCAAAAATGATGGATTATGGGAAGCATATAGCGAATATAAAGTTTATTCTAATATGGCTGCTTATGGAACTGAAGTTTTGGCTAAATGGAATGATGCACTTTATGAAGTAACCAATATTCACGAATACATCAACGATGATGGTTCGGTTGAAAAGTGGTCATCAAACGAAGATGTTCAGACTTTGAAAGCACAAATCGAAACCGATATTGAAAATGGTAAGAAAGAACTTACCGAAGTTATTGAAAAGAGAAACGCTGCATACGAACTCTTAAAAGATAAAAACTACGAATTAGTACAACCTTTATAAGATGAATAGTAATACAAAAATATATTTAATATTGATTGTAATCTTAGGATTTGTAGGTTACAATCTAATGGTAATGCATGATATCCAAACGGATGTTGCTGCATTCGATGAAAAGATTGAAGCTATCCAAAGTGATATTGATTCAATCGCAGTTGCAAACGAAGAATTAGATTCTAAAATAGAATCGTTACATAGTGAAATTGAACTTATAGATAGTGATATCGATAGAGTTCAAAATAATATTTCAACTATAAAAAACAAAACGAATGAAAAAGTTAATAATGTTGATGTTCTTACTTTCGATGAGCTTATCAAGTTTTTCACAGACCGCTACAACGAACGACTCGGTGGTAAGGAAGGACTCGGTGGTAAAGCTACAAGTTCCGATAGTAAGACTGGTAATTAAAGATTTAGTTACTTTTGATGGTATAAAACTTGAATTAGTAGAAACCAAAGAATTGTTAAAATTATCACATGATAAGCTTGTATTAAAAGATAGTGTAATTACTAATCTTAATGGTAAAGTTATTAACTTACAATCAATCATTGATAAGAAAGATGAACAATTTGGTTTAGAAAGTGAAAAATCTAAACAATTAGAAAAAGAACTAAAAAGACAGAAAAGAAATACCTTCCTATGGAAGTTGGGAACTTTAGCTGGTGGATTACTTAGTTTATTCTTTGCGGCTGGTGGATAATTAATTTATGGCACAACAAAAGAAAACATTAAAAGAAATCATCAAAGAGGAATATCAGAAGTGCGCTTCTGACCCGATATACTTTATGAAGAAGTATTGTATGATTCAGCATCCGGTGAGAGGAAAAATTCCCTTTCACCTTTTTCCGTTTCAAGAAGAAACATTAGTTGACTTTAAAGACCATCGTTACAATATTATTCTAAAATCCAGACAAACTGGTATCTCAACCTTAACCGCAGGGTTCTCTTTGTGGAAAATGTTATTCAATCAAGATTACAATGTATTGGTTATTGCAACGAAGCAAGAGGTTGCAAAAAACTTGGTAACCAAAGTAAGGGTGATGAATCAGTATCTTCCTTCTTGGTTAAAGTTGGAAACTGTTGAGGATAACAAGCTATCACTTAGATACGCAAATGGTTCTCAAATCAAAGCAACATCAGCTGCTGGTGATGCTGGTCGTTCGGAAGCACTATCCCTATTGGTATTTGATGAGGCGGCATTTATCGATAAGATTGAAGAGATTTGGGTATCTGCACAATCTACTTTATCAACGGGGGGTTCGGCAATTATCCTTTCTACTCCAAATGGTGTGGGTAACTTCTTCCACAAAACTTGGGTAGGTTCTGAAGAAGGAGTAAATGGATTCAATAACATCAGATTACATTGGAGTGTTCACCCTGAAAGAGACCAGAGTTGGAGAGATGAGCAAGAAACATTATTAGGACCAAAAGGAGCAGCACAAGAATGTGATTGTGATTTCGTATCTTCTGGTGATAGTGTAATTGACCCACAAATATTACAATTCTATAAAGATACCTATGTTCAAGACCCAATCGAAAAAGGTGGGTTCGATGGTAACTTATGGAAGTGGCAATATCCTGATTATACAAAATCATATTTGGTTGTAGCGGATGTTGCGAGGGGTGATTCAACGGATTACTCCGCAGCTCACGTCATTGATGTGGAATCATCCGAACAAGTAGCAGAATACAAAGGTAAATTGGATACCAAAGATTTTGGTAACTTCTTAGTATCTCTAGCAACCGATTACAATAACGCATTGTTGGTGATTGAAAACGCTAACATTGGTTGGGCTTGTATCCAACAAGTAATTGATAGAAACTATCCTAACCTTTACTATATGAGTAAGGATTTGAAATATGTAGATGTTGAAAATCAGTTCTCAAACAAATACCGAGCGCAGGATAGAAATATGGTAGCTGGGTTCTCCACTACTTCTCGAACTAGACCTCTAATCATTTCAAAGTTGGAAGAGTATGTTAGAGAGAAATCAATCACAATCCGTTCAGTTAGAACCATAGATGAATTATTTACATTCATTTGGAATAATGGTAGAGCTGAGGCAATGAGAGGATACAACGATGATTTAACGATGAGTTTAGCCATTTCACTTTGGGTAAGAGATACTGCACTTAGATTAAGACAAGAGGGTGTTGATTTAACCAAACGAGCCATTGATGGTATATCTACATATACTTATAGTGGGGTGTATGGTGGTGGAAATGATGATGAAAACCCTTGGCGAATGGAATTCGGCGATGGGTTTGAGGACTTAACTAAATGGTTATAAAATAAAAGTTTTATATTTATATAGTATAGGTTAATTATAGGAATTTTAAAATGGAAAATTACGCTGAAGAACTTTATAACGAATTCAAATTAGGATTAGATGAAAACATCGAAGAATATGATGTTGAAAACTACGAAGATTTGAAAGAGTTTATCCACTTTCTAAGAAATATGAAAGAGGAAATTACCGAAGCCGAATATCAAGGTAGAAAGGTAAAACTTAACAAACCGATGGATGGTGATGTAAAGAAGTTTAAAGTGTATGTTAAAAATCCAAAGGGAAATGTTGTGAAGGTTAACTTCGGACATGGTGGAACATCGGCTAAAAAAGCAGGTGAAAAAACTATGAGAATTAAGAAGGATAATCCAGAAAGAAGAGCATCATTTAGAGCAAGACACAATTGTGATAATCCTGGCCCAAGACACAAAGCTAGGTATTGGAGTTGTAAAGCTTGGTAAAATAAAGGTTATAAAATAAGGAAACAAAATGGCAGAAGCACAAAATAGTTCATTTTTTAATCGATTAACGAAACTCTTTTCTACCCAAGCAATCGTAAAGGTTGACAAGGATGGAAAGAGAAGAGTTGTTGATGTAGATGATAGACAACAAGGTGGTACTAACTTACTAAATTTAAAGGATAGGTACACCAAACTACAAAGGTCTTTTTATGGAGACCAGATGGCAGCTCAATCAATGGCATATCATCAAGTTCGTAGAGAACTATTCAGAGATTATGATGCTATGGATAATGACCCAATTATATCATCAGCATTAGATATCTACGCAGATGAATGTACACTTAAAAACGAATTTGGTGAAGTTGTACAAATCAAAACACAAAATGAAAAAGTAAAAGAAATCTTAGAAAATCTTTTCTATGATATTCTTAATATTGAATTTAACCTTTGGTCTTGGACAAGAAATATGGTTAAGTATGGAGATTTCTTCTTACTACAAGAGATTCAGCCTGAGGTTGGTATCATCAATGTAAAACCACTTCCAGTTTACGAAACTGAAAGATTGGAGAATACTGACCCAAATAATCCAAACTATGTAAAGTTCAATGTAAATCACGACCCAAATGGTAAAGGTGAGTATGAGAATTATGAAGTAGTACACTTTAGATTATTATCAGATACCAACTTCTTACCTTATGGAAAGGCAATGATTGAAAATGGTAGAAGAATTTGGAAGCAAGTTTCTCTTATGGAAGATGCTATGTTGATTCATAGAATTATGAGAGCACCTGATAAGAGAGTTTTCAAAATCGATATTGGTAACATTCCACCTCAAGAAGTTGATAACTACATGCAGAAGATTATCAACAAAATGAAAAAAACTCCATTTGTTGACAAGAGAACTGGTGATTACAACTTAAAGTATAATATCCAAAACCTAACTGAGGATTTCTTCTTACCTGTTAGGGGTGGTGATAGTGGAACTGAAATCGATTCATTGGGTGGTTTAGAATATACTGCTATTGATGATATCGATTACTTAAAAAACAAACTATTTGCAGCTCTTAAAATTCCAAAAGCATATTTGGGATATGATGAGAATGTAAATGGTAAAGCAACTCTTGCTGCGGAAGATGTAAGATTTGCAAGAACAATTGAGAGAATCCAACGAACTCTTATTTCAGAATTAACTAAGATTGCAGTAACCCATTTGGCAGCTCAAGGTATTGAAGGTGCTGAGATGGTAGACTTCGAATTGGATTTGGTTAACCCATCTACAATCTATGAACAAGAGAAGGTAAATCTTTGGAGTGAGAAAGTTAGATTGGTTTCCGATATCCAACAATTGAATATGATTTCAAAAGAGTGGGCTTATAAGAACATCTTTAATATGAGTAATGATGAGATTGATTATCAGAAAACTCAAATGATTAATGATTTGAAAGATAGATTTAGATATCGTTCAATTGAAGATGAGGGTAATGACCCAGCAATGGAAGCAGAACCATCTAATGTTGAGGATGAATTAGAAGAACTTAAAACATCATTATCAGCTGATAAAGGTGGTAGACCTAGGGAAGGAAATACTTATGGTAAGGATAAACACCCATATGGTAGAGACCCTTTGGGAGCAAAAGAGAATCAAAAAGCATTAAAAAAGAACGAATCTTCAGTTACTAATAAAGCGGGTAAATTCGCTAAAGAATATGTAAATGGAGTTTCGGCAAAACGAAAGTTAATGAGTGAAACCAAAGACTTTTTAGATGATTCAAATTTGTTAGAAGAATAAAAATTTAGGAAATCAAAATTAACTTATATTTATATACGATGTAAAGTATCGTATATTGATATATTATTATAGGATAAAAATATAATGAAGAGGGTAAAACATTCAAAATTTAAGAATACTGGTATTCTATTCGAACTTTTGGTGAGACAAATCACCTTAGAGGTATTGAATGGTGATACTAGTGAAATGGCTAAAAAGATTGTAGCTGAGTTTTTCAGTCCTAAAACTGAATTAAACAAAGAGTTAAGATTGTACGAATTACTTACAAAGGAAAAATACAATTCAGAATCAAGAGCTGAAAAGTTTATTGATACTGTCAATGAAGCTCACAATCGTATTGACCAAAAGCAACTACAAAGAGAGAAATATAATCTTATCAAAAAGATTAACGAATCATTCAATATGGATGAGTTCCTTTCTTCTCCAATTACCAACTATAAGGTATTGGCATCAATCTATAAGATTTTTGAAT